ATAGGATATTTCAAAAAAGAATACAAAAATACAGCTTACATCTTTAATTATATTCTCATTATCCTATTGTCATTTATGTCCAAGTTTATCGACCAAAAACCTGCTTATATGTGTCTTCATCGTTGAAAAATCTGGACATTTAAAATGCCAAACGGGTTAAAACATTGGTTAAATCTAAAATATTGGTTATATTTAAAATTTTCATTAGATTTAATAATTTAAAAGTAAAATGATATTCGTATTACAATGGAGAAATTACGAGAACTCACAGTAGAACCATATTCAGTAGAAACAAATATTCAGAATCCACAATGGTTAATGTATGAGGGGTTATTATCGAAAGAAATATGTGAGAAAATAATAGAATTGGCGAAAAAGTTGCCAACTAGTCAAGGGACTATATTTGCAAATAACGAAATCAGCGAAATGAGAAAAAGTCAAGTACGATGGATAAATTCTGATAACAGTGATTTTTATAGTGTGTTTGATTTAATTTATAGAATTATACGGGAAGTTAATAAAGGATTTAGAGTAAATTGTAATAAATTTCCATCATTACAGTTTACAGAATATTTGGGACCAGGTTATAAATATGATTGGCATCATGATGTTAATTGGTCCAGCGAAGAAAACGATGTTAGGAAAATTAGTATTGTAATACAATTATCTGATCCAAATACATATAGTGGTGGCGAGTTTGAGTTCAGAAATTATGAAAATCCTGATAAAGATCGTTTGAAATCTCAAGGTACTGTGTTGTGTTTTTTGCCATATCATGAGCATAGAGTCAAACCTATAATAAGTGGATCAAGGTATAGTTTAGTAGGTTGGATGGACGGTCCGAGATGGGTGTAAGTGGATTGATGAAATTATTTTATATAAAATGTTAACTAGTCAACAAACCAATCTTCTCCTGCCAACATTTCGCGTAGACGTATTCTCGCATTATTGAGTTCAATTGTATCATTTACATTCATTGAAATATCAGTAATGGTGTTAAGGTTTCGTTGTCGCACAATAGGATTGAAAATAGGCGATGTAAAAGGCGGCCGATTATAAGAAGTATCGACGAGTGTGTTTATTAGAGAAGTGACAATTAAACTATTAGTAGTGACATCTTCTGGTGGAATGTTAATTGCGAGCGTTGTGTTTTCATTATCGGTATCGGTATCGGTATCAATATCCATATCGTCGGATGCATAGTCATTTTGGTGTGGGTTTGAATAATTATTACCAAATACAAATATATCGTTGTTAACTGGGGTGTTGTTGTTACTATCTTGTGTATTGTGAGTATTAGTAGAATTGAAATTGAATGGAGAAACAGATGGATCAACAAAAACAAAAGGTTCATCTAGAGGAACAAAAGTACCTGTTTTTATGTTGAATGAAACTCTTCCAAAATTTCTGTTTTGTTTGTAGAGTGTTTGGAGAATTGTACAAACTTTGATTTTGTTAAAGTCTTTAACAGCGGGATTCAAGGAATATTGAGATTTTAGGTAAGGAAGAATAGAACAATCTAAAAAAGTAATAACGTTTTTTTGGGGGTATTGGTCATGAATTGTAATAGGTATATTATTTCTATAATAATGAACAATGGTCAATATAGTATCATATTTGTTATTGAACGACATATTTTTGTAATAGTTTGTAATGATAGAATCTCGTACAATAGGTTCATAATTGTAAATAAATGTATTAAGATTGAAATCTGATTCAAAAAAATAACGAAAAACCTTTGGAATAGAAATATGATTGAACATACAATGATAAAAAATATTATACAAATTTTTATAAGAGAATGCTAAGTTTGTGTAAGGATTTTTAGGTAATGTAGGTATCAAAAAAAGTTCTTCATAATTTATGAGGGATGATTTGATGATGTTTAAAATGTCATAAATTTTAAATGTGTACAACCGTGTTTGTTCATATAATGTAATTTTAAGATTAGGAGGACAATCATCTAGATCGTTGAAAAAAAGATCATATTGTTTGTATGTATTTTTGGATAAAAGTTTGAATTTGCAAATGTTGTAAAATTTCAAAAAGCTCATGTAGTGTTTTTGAATGGTGGTAAATAACGCAAAAATTTCTTCTCTTTTTTCGACAGGTACAAAACAAATATCACAGCGTATGTAATTATGTAATGACTTGTGTTTTTGGTACGTTGTAGTATTGTGTATATTGTTTGGTTTATTGGATACGACTACGAAAGGTTGAATTAAAACATTTCTTAACCCGGTTATAAAAAAGTCATTTTTATTGATATTGGTATTTATTGATGGAACTAATTTTTTAATCAATAAATGAAAAGTGGTATCGGATTCAGAAAAGTCTGATTGCATATACTACTAATACTATGTATTTAATGTTTAAATCATTTTCAAAAGGCATTACTAGGATGGTAAGGGTGGACAGTATTTATCGATTGTTTTTGTGATAGTATTTGTGAAGTTAGTATTTGTGAATGGTTTTTTGAATAAGGCAATATGTACTGCTTCATAAAAAAGAGAGTCTCTAGTATATACAGTTTGTGATATGTTAACAATAGTGTTTTGACTACTAATGAAAATCATTTACGCTGATATATTAAAAAAATAATATCTATATACTTTTATATAGATATTATGGATTCATTAAAGAACTTAATAGCCCAAAAACAAGTGCAATATGGTTTATTAATATGTGTATTTTTAATTGTAGTTGGTATTGGATTGTATATGGGATTGAAAAGTTTTAGTGAAAGGAAAAAGAAAAAAGAGTCTGTATACAAACCAGAAGAGGTATGGTTTACACTTTATTACGTGACTTGGTGTCCACACTCAATACAAACGAAGCCAATATTTGAAGCTGTAGAAAAAAGTTATGAGGGAGCGAAAACGAAGGGTGGTTTGTATATAAAATTTAAAAAGGTTGATTGTACAGATGAAAGTACAAACAATCAATCAACTGTGAATGGGCAAGTAGTTAGTTCATTTCCTACTATATATTTTGACGATGGTATAAATGATCAAGTAGAATTTATGTCAAAATGTGAAATAAACACTTTTAAAAAATTCATCGAGGATATGACAGGGGGGACCTAGCGGGGGAACCAAGGTTCCCCCAAGTCCCCCTCCTTGGTACTGAACCTTTTCTAACCCTTAACAAAGGAGGGGGTAAGGGGGAACCTAGGTTTCCTCTATATTATACTTTTTAAGAATGGTTGGTGGAATTAATTGGTGTTTTCTTTCTTCGAGTTTTTTGAAGCATTTAGTGATTGTAACTTCACTAATGTCACAAATTTTTTGAAGGTCTCGTTTGTTGATATTGAGTTCGAATGTAAATATTACGAGATAAATAATCCCAGCTGCAATTGAATGTGGTGTATTTTCAGGTATTATATTATTTTTTTTGACCAAAAAGGCGATAAATTCGCATAGTTTGGTAAGTTCAACAGATATGTGTAGTTTACTACAATATCTATTAATGAAATCACTAGGAGATGTGGTACACAGTTGTATTTTTTCAGAGAAGTCTAGATCTTTTTCGATATGGTTGATAATAGTGATAGCGTTTTTGCAGCCTTTAGTTGCACTGGTTGTGTCTAATTTGAAGATGTGTGCGATTTCTTTAGCTGTTCTAGGAAATGAATTTTGTCGGCAAGATATGTATATGGATGCAGCTATAATACCGTCACGATTAAGTCCTCTGAATGTTTGATGTTCTGATATTTTTTTGTGAAGCCGAATAGCGTCATCAATAATAATTTTTGCAATGCCGCCATGTTGAGCCATGACAGTAATTCGTTGAAATTCGTCATATTGTGATTTTTCTTTATAAGGCATTGATTGCCATTCAGTGTATCGTTTGATTTTGAGCATCTCGTAACTAGATCTACCGTAATTGTTGAGAATTTTACACCCATATGACGATTCTTCTAAAAGTGGATTAATAGGCATACCACAACGGGTTGGATCCGATGCTGCACTATCGTCTGCACCATAATAACGCCATTCTGCGGTTTGATCGATAATATTTGTAGTAATGGCCCCACAAAATTCGTTACTACAAACCGGGAAACTACCAACATTATCGAACAATATTGAACCACAATGAGAACATGAATCTGAAGATGATGATGTATTAGTAGTCGAAGAATGATTTTTACGTGTTGCTGTATTGCAAATATCGTCAAATTGGCTCCAGCACGCTTTCTTTATATTTTTTCGTGTCTTCATTCATATAATATTTCATTGTTGTCTTTAATTCAATTTTTAAATTAATTGAATAAATTGCATGGTTTTGACTACACGAAAACCTTTCGATTTTCAGTGTCGTCGTTCCCGTACCCCATTCCCGTGTGCTAATTTTTTTTCAAGGAGGGGGGGGGCTTGGGGGAACCTAGGTTCCCCCTTGTTTATGAATTTTATTGAGTTTATTTTTAAAGAAATCGTCATAAATATCGGTTTTAATGGGAGTTGTGTCGGGAATAGTTTTGTATTTATTACTAGAATCATTTTTGTTATCAGGGGCGTGTTTATTAGTATCTTCTACAACAACGCCGTTTCCGTCTATTTTTTTCCCTAGTTTGTTTTTAATGACTTCGCGTGCATATGAAGGAATCCAGTCTTTCCATGATATAAGTAAAATATTCGGGTTGACCACTTTTATTTTGAGACCATTATCCGATAGTTTTTCAACTAAGTAATCCAAGCATACAGTAAACTCGTATTCAGGACTACCTAAAATGAATTGTGGTACTGAGAACCAACACCATTGTTCATCTTTTTGTTGTCTTGAAACTAGTTTAATTTTGTTATGTACTTTTGCGAGGACTTTGTTATAAAGTTGTAATTTTCTTAATGCAGCTTTTTCTTGTTTTTCGTATAGTTCGTCTAAAGATATTCGAGTTTCATCACTTTCTTCGTCTTGTAAATCAAATATAGTGGACATTAGTTATAAAATCTATATATTAAATATAAATAATTATGAACATATAATGGAAGAGTTATCTATGAATACGTGTGAAAATACGGATATGAACATATTAATCAACAAAGAAATAAATACATTAGTACTACCAGCATGTGGACAAAATTCATTGTACGTGTTAGGTGCGTTGAAAGTTTTACGAGAAACTGAGTATTGGCATCATGAAAATATAGAAGAAATATATGCTACATCGAGTGGTACTTTGTTAGGAATGATAGTATTGTTAAATATAGATTTTGAATTGATAAAGCAATACTTTGTATGCAGACCCTGGCACCAATTAATACCAGGAAAAAGAGATTTTATGTATAATTTGTTCGGTTCCGGTGTGTTAAAAAGAAACATGTTTTCTAAGGTCTTCGAACCTTTGTTTAAAATGTGTGATATGGATATTGATATTACTATGATTGAACTTTATAAGCGGACCAAAATAAAATTCAATATTTGTGCTACAAACTTAGATGAGTTTTCACTAGAAAAGATATCACACGAATCTCATCCCAATATACCAGTATTAGATGCAATGTATATGAGTTCATGTATTCCAGTGTTATTCGAACCGATAACATATAAAAATAACTACTATATAGATGGTGCTATATTTAACGGTAATCCTCAAAATGAAGTACCTGAATGCAATAAAGAACACACCTTATCTTTTAATATGCGATGTGTGAGTTATTATGAATATATAAGCAGTGGAGAAAATGTAGAAGATTCGTCAGTAATATCACCATATTGGATATTGAAAAAATTAGTCGGGGGTGTAATATGCTATTTGAAAAATAAAACAGAAATTATAACTAGAAATAATGAGGTGAAATTGAATTGGATACGAAACGAAACGATATATGATTACAAATCATGGGTAAATTTCTTTTACAATAAAGAAGATAGGTTGATAAAAATAAACCTAGGAGAAGAATACGGACGTTTATTTTTAAAAAGACGATTGATGAATAATGAAATAAGAGGGGGAACCTAGGTTCCCCCTTACCCCCTCCTGTGTGCTAATTTTTATCAAGGAAAGGGCTTGGGGGAACCTGGGTTCCCCCGTTAGGTTTCCCCACTATTTAATATTATTACTATATATATATTTGAAAATGATTCTTAATTCGTATATTAATGGATTATCTTTAGGGTCGGTCGTGTATATATTTGGTAGATGTTTGGATATGACACTATCTGCTGAAAGTTATTTAAAATTAATGGCAGATGATGGTGCTTTGTTAAATAATGGTTTGAGAGCTTGCAGAAAAAATTTGTTAGGAATAGGACCAGTTATATATACTTGTGTTGACGTAATCTTAATTGATCATGCATTATATTTTTCTCTTACACAGATGAGTAACATAATATTGGTACATTCAATAGGTTATTATATGGTACATTTTATTATGCATAAAAAAAAGGAGTTTATTAAATATCACACATTTCATCATAAATTTAATAAAGTCTTAGTTCCCAGTGTTGGTAACGCTGTATCTACCGAAGAGTTTTGTGGTGCTTACATGTTACCTTTTGTTGTTGGAGCTGCTTTAGTCGGACCCTCTTCATCGTCGTTTATTAATGCAGTAGGATTAATATCATTGTTTAATTTAATTATTCACTGTAAAGAGTTGGAACACATAAAATTTCTTGAATTGTTTGTATCACCCAAAAAACATATACTTCATCATCAAACTCATACAAAACATTACTCGGCTCCAATATTAGATTTAGAGTATTTATTTGCAAAGACCAAAGACTAAACACTTTGATGACCCCATCATGTTTTAAAATATCAAATATATGTATATGACATCTACACTTAGTTTTGAATTAATACAAGATTTTGATTCACTTCAAGCAACACAAGATATTTCATATACTTTTAAGGTAAAAGTATTTGATACTGTAAGTAATACTATCGATGGATCATTGACACTATTACCTACTACATACAGTACAATACTCAATGATTGGTTGGACTTCAGTTATGTTTATTCGTCAGATTATGAAGCGGATAAGTATAATATCATAGTTGGTACATTGACAGGTACTCCATCAAATGAACATGTGGGAGATCAGAACATATTATTTACTGCTGGATATGAAAATGGTGCAAACGTATTAGAATTTGACTATACAATAACTGTAATAAACACAAACGATCCATTATCGGGGATTGTTACCATAGATGGTATTGCAAATCAAGGGGAAATATTGACAGCGAACTTATCTGAAGCGATAGATATAGATGGTATTCCTGATATTACAGATATTAGTTTCCAATGGTATCGTAGAGAAGGTGATGAAGCAGATATATTGATAAACAATGCTATTGATGTATCATATTTATTAACACAAAATGACGTAGGATATAAAATATGGGTTTATATTTCTTATACTGATGCTACTGGTTCATTTGAAGAAATATCTAGTAATCTTTTTCCTGAAGAAAGTGGTAAAAACATAACGAATATTGATGATTCTCCATTTTTTATTTCGATACCAATAGAAGATGCTAGTGTTGCCAGTCAATATTCGTATATAATAGATATCTCGCACAATGATGGTTATGATGTATCATTGAGTGCTGTTGTACCGAATTGGTTAACACTTACAGAAGTTAGTGGTACTGATTATCAATGGGATTTATCAGGAACACCTACAAGTAATGATATTGGAATACAAGAAGTAGTTTTAGTTGCGACAGACGGTAATAGAATTACAACTCAAGCATATTCCATAAAAGTTGCAAATAATAATATTATAACAATAACTTTAGGCTCGGATTCTCAGATAGATATAAGTCAAAATGGTTCATTCAATAGTTATATACAAATTTTGTATGAGACAGCAGAGTTGGAACCGTTGTTAAATATTGATTTAGATATATCATTTGAGTATCCTGATTGGATAACATTAGATCCAATATTTGACTACTATGAAATTAACGGAACCCCATCCGATAAAGAAGTAGGTACGCACGAAATAAAAATTACAGCATCACACCAATACAATGTGGCAACGAAAATAATAACAATAAATGTAGACAATGTTAATGATGTTCCATTTTTTGTTAGCACCACACCAGATAATATTTTGTATGCAACCCAAGACCTACTATTCAATCACACGATAGATGTTAGTGATGTAGACGGTGTCCCGAGTTTAGATATAAGTTATGTAGTGAGTGGGGTCTCAAACGAGTGGTTTGATTTAAATGTAAATTCGCTGTCCCTTGATATTAGCGGTGTTCCTTCAATTGAGTATGTGGGGCTAAGCTACGAAATAATAGTTACAATATCTGACGAATATGCTGCAGATATATCACAAACTTATTACTTGAATGTAATAAGTACCCCACCTTTTTTCACATCAAGTCCAATATATTCGGCTTTTGTAGGACAATCATATATATACCAAGTAGATGTGAGTCATGTGGATCCTAATGTGGTTCTAACAGTATCAGGTGAAAATATTCCATCATGGTTAACTTTCAACGAGAGTGCTGAAAATTCTTGGGATCTATTGGGAACACCATTGTTATCAGATTTAGGACCTAATGGCATTGTAATCAGTGTATCAGACAACTATACGACAATAAAGCAGGAGTTTACAATAAATGTTACAAATACTTACGATACAGCGATTAATTTTGTTTTAAGAGGCCTTGATACAGACATAGATTTGTATGAAAAGATGGAGTTTAAAGATCCATCAAGCAATGTAATATATCATCATTATATAGCTAAAAAGCAAATAATAGCTGCGAGTTTTGATTTTGTGTTTTGGTTTCGTTGTCCTTCCGGAGAATATATTACCAATCTTATTGCAAACAATAATAACGAAATCAACAGTATAGTTGACGGTGACATTTCTTTTGCGATTTTATCTAGTAATTGGAACAATAATGCAGATATATCATATTCAGATTTTGTTCCAGATAGTGGAATAGATGCGAGTTATAATGTAATACGAGAAGATATAAGTGAGTATTATGATAAAAATACACTTGCCGACTTAGGGGTAGGTAGACTAGCTCGTCAAGTGAGTGGTTCTTATATGAACTCGTATGTATTCGAAAACAAAAATCAATTAGTACAACAATACAAAGATTTAGATGTGGAAGTAAATCAATTAATCAGAGATAAAATGGATAATAGTGGTGGTAATTTCAGCAATCCGTTATCAAATAGTTCTACCGAGGATGAAAATATAACCCGTTCTTTGATGCAAACTATGTTAACATCAGGCCAGTCTGCTGATAGGATAAGGGATGCAATAAATGAAGCAAGTGGCGGAATATATGATGACATTGCGGGTGAGGGGTGGGTGCCATTGAATTTCAAAGCTGGTGATAAATTATCCCATAGATTGACGTATGTTGTTGAAAGTATTGTGGATGGGTATACGAATG